GCCCGACAGAATATTCAAAGAAAGACAAATCATACGACGAAGACGACCTATTTTAAAGAGATATATACATTATGGAAAAATACTATTGGTTAAATGAAGACTCACGAAAGTTCTTAGAACGAGGTTACCTAACAGGTGATCAGACAGCTGAAGAAAGAATTAGTGAGATTGCAAAGGCTGCAGAAAAAGAACTCAAGATAAAGGGTTTCGCTGAGAAATTCGAAGAATATATGTCCTATGGATGGTATTCACTATCTTCTCCTATATGGGCAAACTATGGTCTTAAAAGAGGTTTACCAATCTCTTGCTTTGGTTCATATGTTGATGATACAATGGAGGCTATTCTAACAAAGCAAGCTGAAGTTGGAATGATGACTAAAATGGGTGGTGGTACATCTGGTTATTTCGGCGATCTTCGTGCAAGAGGTAAAGAAATTTCATCTGGTGGTAAATCAAATGGTCCAGTACACTTTATGGAGCTATTTGAATCAGTAACAAATGTTGTATCTCAATCAAATGTTCGTAGAGGTTCATTCGCTGCTTATATGCCAATTGAACACAAAGACATCCTTGAGTTTCTTCAAATTCGTGGTGATGGCAATCCAATCCAGCAACTATCAATCGGTGTGACAGTTTCTGATAAATGGATGAAGTCCATGATTGATGGAGATAAAGATAAACGCAAGATATGGGGTAAAGTAATTCAAAAGAGATTTGAATCTGGTTATCCTTATTTGTTCTTCTCTGATACAATGAATAAAAATGCGCCAGAGGTGTATAAAGATAAGAAGATGAAGATCCACGCTTCTAATCTTTGTTCTGAAATTGCGCTACATTCAAGTAAAGAAGAATCATTCGTTTGCAACCTATCTTCAATGAATCTACTTCATTATGATGATTGGAAAGGAACAGATGCTGTTGAAGTTCTTACATATTTTCTTGATGCTGTTATGTCCGAGTTTATCCGTAAGACCGAGAATATACCTTATATGGAAGCACCTCGTAACTTTGCACAACGACAACGTGCATTAGGTATTGGTGTTCTTGGATGGCATTCTTATTTACAGTCAAAAATGATCCCATTTGAAAGTTTTGAAGCTAAGCAACTTACTTCTGATATTTTTTCTTATATGAAGCAAGAATCTCATCAAGCTTCTGAACTTCTAGCTGAGAAATATGGTGAGCCAGAATTACTTAAAGGGTATGGTCGTCGTAATGTTACTACAATGGCAATTGCACCCACGACATCAAGCTCATTTATCCTTGGTCAAGTATCGCCAAGTGTTGAGCCCCTAAATTCAAATTACTTTGTAAAAGACTTAGCAAAGGGTAAATTCACATATAAGAATCCATACCTCGAGCGTATCCTTGATAATCATGGTAAGAATAATCGTAATGTGTGGAAAACAATCCTTACATCGGGTGGATCTGTTCAAGGCTTAGACTTCTTGACTGATGAAGAAAAAGATGTGTTTAAAACCTTTGGCGAAATCTCACAAAAAGAAGTTGTTATTCAAACCTCAATTAGGCAGAATTATATTGATCAAGCACAAAGTATTAATCTAATGATTCATCCTAAGACTCCTGTTAAAGAGGTAAATCAACTTCTAATCTTTGCTTGGGAACAGGGTGTAAAGACGTTGTACTATCATCGTGGCACAAACCCTTCTCAAGAATTATCACGTAACTTACTTAACTGCTCATCTTGCGAAGGATAATGATTAAGGAAACACAATATTGCCGCCACTGTGATTCACAATACTCTATTCAATATAGAGATCAAGATGTTGATCCAGATCTAGTTCCAATTTACTGCCCATTCTGTGGTACAGAAAATTATGGAGAGGTTGATCTAATTGATGAGGAAGAGTATGAATAAATAACTCCATGTGGAGTTATGAAGGTGAAGAGTTTACAACCGATATGATCGGTGACAATATAGGTTTTGTTTATATTGTCACCGATACCGTGAGTGGTATGAAATATATAGGGAAAAAGGGTTTTTTCTCAAAGGTAACTAAGCCACCATTAAAAGGTAAGAAACGCAAACGGAGATCAATCAAGGAATCTGACTGGAAAACCTATTGTGGCTCAAGTGAGAGTGTTAAAACTCTTGTTGAAGAGAATGGTTTAGATCATTTTGAACGAGAGATATTACATCTATGTAAGAGTAAGGGTGAAATGAGTTATACTGAAATGCGTGAACAAATCGTGAGAGATGTTCTATTGAAACCAGATGAATATTTGAATGGTTTTGTTGGTGGAAAAATCCACCGAAATCATTTGAAGAATATGTGGATTAAAGAATAAAAAGATTTGACATAGGGTGTTATTCTGATATAATCAATACTGATTCAAAATAAAAGAAATATCACAAAAATTACATAATGATTATCATCGACTATTCAGCCATTGCCATTGCCGCAATCTTCTCACAAGATCGACCTCAAGATATTGAGGAAGGTCTTATTCGTCATATGATTCTTAATCGAATTCGCACTTATAATCTTAAATTCCGTGAGAAATATGGAAAGACCGTCATTGCGTGTGATGGTGGATCGTGGCGAAAACAGGCTTATGCTCAATATAAATCTGGTCGTAAGAAGAATCGTGAAGAATCTCCACTTGATTGGAAAGAGTTTTTTCGTCTAATTAACATGGTTCGTGATGAATTGAAAGAGCATTTTCCATATCCAGTTGTATATGTTGAGAATGCAGAGGCTGATGATATCATTGCTGTTCTATCAAAATCTACTCAAGAGTTTGGTCAAAATGAGCCAGTTGTCATTGTATCAGCAGATAAGGATTTCCTTCAACTTCACCGCTATTCTAATGTTAAACAGTTCAGTCCAATGAAACGTGATTTCATTACAATTGATGATCCACTCTATTATCGATTTGAACACATCTGTAAGGGCGATAGTAGTGATGGAGTTCCAAATATTCTAAGTCCAGATAATACATTCACAGATGGTCTTCGTCAAAAGCCAATGCGTGTAAAGAAGATTCAAGAATGGTACCAAAGTAAAGACAACTTAGAATCTGTTATGGAAACAGAAACTCTGCGCAACTTCCACCGCAATCGAGAAGTCATTGATCTCGATTACATCCCACAAGAGATTGTAGAAGCCATTCATAAGGAGACTGGAGCAGAGAGTGTGAAACCAAAGAAAGACATTCTTAATTATCTTATTACTAAACGCTGCAACATGTTGGTTGAAGCAGCTGGTGATTTCCAAATTAAATAAATAATATAATGAAAACAAAGACACTACACGAAATATTCACTGAAATCCAAGAGGCACCTACACGTGCTGAACGCCAAGAAATCTTGAAGGAAAATGATTCGTTTTCACTTCGTACAATCCTTCAATTAAACTTCCATGAAGATGTTCAACTTGATCTACCAGATGGTAAGCCACCATATACTTGTGATGAAGAACCATATGGTAAACCTGAGCAAAAGATTAAGCAGCTGGGTAAGTGTGTTAAAGGCAACAGCGTGAATATGATAAAGAAAGAAAAGATTTTCATTGAAATCCTTGAAAGCTTAACCGAAGAAGATGCCAATATTGTCTGCTTGGCCAAGGATGGTAAGATTATGAAAGAATACTCACGTGTATCAGAGAGTCTTATTAAGTCTATTTTTCCAACATTCATAAAATGAGTAAGGAAGCACTGATTGAATTGGTTAATACTCTTCAACGGGAGGTATCATCTCTCAAAGGGAGACTTGAATCAATTGAAAAGAGAAATCACAAGAATGATTTAAGAAAAAAATTCTTGAAATAATTGAGATTTAATATATAATATTACATTATGAATATCTTTGCCTTATCTCCCGTACCAGAAGTTGCCGCTAAGTGGCACTGTGACAAGCACGTAGTCAAAATGATTCTTGAATCAGCACAAATGCTTTCTACTGCTCATCGTATACTCGATGGTAAAGAATCTAAAAGACCTTCAGTGTCTGGTAAGACAATGTCACGGTACTGGGAGTTGCCAGATGAAAGAGAGAATAGTTTATATAAAGCCGTTCATATGAAACATCCTTCTACTTTATGGACAATGGAATCACATATGAATTACAAGTGGCATTATCAATTATTCAAGTGCCTATGTAATGAATATACTTATCGATATGGAAAGATTCATACATCAGAAACAAAGCTCCTTGATATTCTAAAAGAAATGCCAAAGAATATTAAGAAATCATATATGACACCATTTGCCCTTGCTATGGGTTCTAATCCCGAATGTATGGATTATGATGATCGTGTCGGCTCATATCAAAAATTCTATCAAACAAAACAAGAAAGATTCTCTATGACATGGAAGAATCGAGAAACACCACATTGGTTTAAAACATTATGACATACGATTACTATTGCGATAAATGCGAAAAAACATGGGAAGAAATTCATTCCATTGCTGAACGAGACACACCAGTTGGAAAAGATTGTGGATGTGGCGAGGGTGGCAAGGTTTGTCGAGGGGTATGTGCTCCTGCACTTTCATTTCAGGGTTCTGTATCAGCCATCCGAAAAGCTGGTTCAGGTTGGAATGATGTATTAAAGGGAATTAAGAAGGCTGGCGGAAAGCAATGTAATATTGATCATTACTAAAATGAAAAGGAATCGAAAGAATATCAGAGAAAAGCGATCCAGAAATGATGAAGATACCTTTGATCGTAAGAAACGAAGAGCCAAAAAGTTTAGTAAGAATAGGAAAGGTAAGCAAGAGTTTGCTAATCAATACGAACACGAATTATATATTGATAATTATGAATACTAAATTCAAGCATAAACCAATGGAACTTGGTTATGATCTGACAGCAAAGTCCACTGTCGCAGGCAGACTCTATGAGACACCAGAAGGTGTATTCTACCCATCGGTTACTACTGTATTGGGTCATGCTACTAAGGCTGGTATCATTGCTTGGAGGAAAGCAGTGGGTGAGGAAGAGGCTAATCGTGTATCACGTCACGCTTGTGCACGTGGAAATGCTGTCCACCATACAGCAGAGAGATATATTAATAATGAGGATAATTATCTAAAAGAGGGAACAATGCCACACGTACTCCAATTATGGAATGCGATGAAAAAGGTGTTGGATGAGAAAGTTGACAATGTGATAATGCAAGAGGTGCCTCTATATTCAGATGAATTGATGTTAGCAGGAAGAGTTGACTTGATCTGTGAATTTGATGGAGTTTTATCCATTGTTGATTTCAAAACCTCTAGTAGAGTGAAGACAAGAGATCAGATATCAGGCTATTTCAAACAAGAATGTGCATATGCGATTATGTTTGAAGAAAGAACTGGAATCAAGATAGATCAATTAGTGACTGTCATGGTTGTTGATGGGTCTGATGAATCGATCACATTCATTGAGAAGAAGGACGACTGGGAAGAGCCTCTTAAGCAAACCATCTCGGAATACTATGATCATCTAAGAGAAAAAGTGAAGAATCTGTAATTGGTTCATCATCAAACACTTATGACTTTTTAGGGCATTTACAAAGGTAATGCCCTAACTGCTTGATACTCAGAGATATAAGACCATTGACAAATCAGACAAAATAGATTATAATAGTAATATAAGATTGAGAAAGACATATTATGAAAAATACTAAAAACTGGGTTCTAAATAATGAAATCACTAATGAAGTTCCTGCTGGAACTATCATTCCTCGTCACCATGCGATTCGGATGATCAATGTGGATTCGAGGGTCGAATACTACAATGTTTTTGTGGGCGGAAAGTTCCACCACGTGGGTCTAGATGATCTTTCGGAAGTGGTTTAATACCAACGGGTTATGACTTTTGAGGTCCATTTGGATACGATTTTATAACTCGTTGATCATCAATGACTTCCACATGTTGACAAATCATGAAAAATAGGATATAATATACATATAAGATTGAGAAAGATAATTATGACAAATAAAATTACATACGAAGAATATGACATGATGTGGTTTGATCTCCGCGAAGGAAAGATCAGCGAAGAAGAGTGGAGAGCATTCTGCGATGAGCTTTTCCAGCAAGAACTTGAGCGTAACAAGGACGTAATGGTTCGCCTTAAGAATCGCTAAATAGGAACCCTGATATAATATAGATATGAGCAGATACGACACACCACACTACGCCCGATTATTCAGAGATGAAGCTAACACTGCACACGATGCCGCAGTGAAGAATAGAGACGAGAAGAAACATCTTCGTGATACTCTTACTGAGATAATGAAAGCCTT